TCTACGAGAAAACGCTTCTTGATCCCTAAGAGACTCAACAATAGGCACCGGAATATTTGTGGTAGCAACTATCAAATTGCATTTAAAATATGTGTTACCTTTACTGTCGACATCTGCTTTATGCACTCTGTAGGGCCAATCGCCATACATTCTCATAATGTTAGCATGGGCATTGTCAGGATTAAATGGATCGATGAGGAATTGATTGAGGTCGTCGTAAACTATAACTTTAGCATCCGTTGTAAAACCATCCATGTACTTCTCTTCTTCGTATCTGAAGTAAGTCCATCTATTAGAATCAATCAAAACCTCCCTGTACTCAGCATCCGTTAACAGTGCTTTATTCCAGTCAGCTATGATGCGTTCTGTAACTTGTGATTTGAAGTTACCTGGCACACTAGCTATAACTAGTGAAACTGGTTCAACGCGTTTTCCATCGTCCGTGTATGATGCTATCCTAAACTTGTCTAGAATTTTATCCAATCTACCAATTTCTGACCGAATTAAGTCTCTAAGTGTTGTATTATGGTGACTAATAGTCAGCCCACTATAATACTTCTTAAGTCTCTTATTTAGATCAAAAATTTTGTCTCCCTCAGATCGACATACCACCACGCTGTTGTCGAAATATCTTCGAGTGAATGCGTCAACCTCTGTTAAGAGATCTACAACCTCTTTATCGTGCACGTTGCACGTTTTGAGCCATAGTGGTATTTTATCTGATGGTACCAAAGCATCTACTATCCATTGGAGCAGATCTATTATGGTCTCAAACATGTCTCTAAATGACCGTTTGGCCTTAGAGTAGTCCATGGTTTTCTCCCATAAAGATGCTGACACGGGTTTTCTACCTGGGTAGATAAGTGCGTATAATCCAACACACATGGCACCCATAAAATCAACTGCTGGATTAGCCATTTGTGTGACTACTGTTCGTGATTTTGCAAAAAGACCCATCGCGAACTCGCATATTCTCATTATATGTTTTCTGTTGACCAGTATTGCACCCATCAACAACAACATATTTTTCGGAGAAATCAAAGCTACGTCGCACATGTAATCATGTGCTACAGAGGCACATAACACAGCTATTGACCCCATTTGTAAAGGGCTGTAGTCAATAAGTGAGCTAGTCGTCGTGGCTATAGATTCCACCATTGCGCCAGATGCCACCTCCTTAAAAATAGCTTTAATATCATCCTGAGTCGTAGAGTTAACACTATTAATTAGTTCTCCAATCTTCTTGGACACATGATCTCTATCATGCGTCACGTCTGAAATAAGGGTTGCCATCGCAGATACGACCTC